AACTTTGGAGCCGGTAGGCAAGGCTTACATGGGGTCCGCAGGAGGGCTAGACCAAGGAGAGCGTGCAAATATACCTCTCCCCGGTGGATCGTTGTTAATCAGCCCCTCAGATAAGAAATTTACTAAGGTTATATCTGATATAGATCGTATGGGCGATTTTCTTGCAGGAGGACCCGAGCCTGCCGTTCATTACAATTGTGCTCCGAAACATGAGATGAAATATCATGATCGAAAGACATGGGAACGTCAGAATGCCGATGACCTTGCGAAAATGGAGGCTAAGCTTGCTAAGTGTCGTGTCTTTGTGATTCCAAATAGCATTCTCACTGTGGCAGAAAGAGCTGTATGTACACCTGTCTTTCAGCTCGAGCAGCAGCCGCCCGTTATGATAGGATTCAAATGGGGACATGGAGGTGCTGATCGGCTTGCAGAATTGTTAGGTATAAATCCGGAAGACGAGTGGAAAAAAATCCTAGCCGATGGAGACATTTCTGGATTTGACCATGGAGTTTTTAAAATATTGCTCGACTGGTATTTTAAGCGGCTGAGCCGATATGACAAACCATCAACTCCTATGGCGGAGATGCGGGCAAAAATAGTGGAGTTTATCCGGAAGAATATTACGACCCGTTACACGCACTTTGTTATGGGTTTATGGTTTATTGTGTTAGGGGGAGTTCCTTCCGGGTGTTTTAACACAAGTCATATGGATTCTATTGTCAATATGTTTTACCTCATTTCTTTTTTTGTTCACACCATAAAGAATGCTTCCCCTGAGCACGTTCGTATTTTAGAAGAGGCTATGATAGACGATTTGCTCTTTGTCGTTTATGGTGATGATTTTGTGTACCGTGTGGGCCGGAACCCGATAGTCTTGACGTACTTCCATGTTGAGCGATACGCACTTTTCTTGAAGAAATACTATAATATAACTCTTCGTGATTATGGTATGCGTTCTTTTCTTTCCTTGCTTCAGGATGGTGAATTTGTTATCGAGGGAACAGTATTCTTGAGACACCGAATAATTCTGAATCCCAATAAAGGTGATCGACAACCGCGGTACTTACCTTGTCGTGCCACAGATGAATACATTATACGAGCTGTTATCGGGAAAGCTGAACAAAAAAGAACGATCTTGGACATTATGATGTCTGTTATAGGGCATGCTTATGGAACCTATGCAGCTAATCGTGACGCATATGATAAGTTGTCATGCCTTTTTTCCGCGTGTGTCTTCTTCTTGGATACGGCCCCATCCTTTGCTCTAGCCAAAATCTGGGATACCATGTCTGAAGATTCAGTCAGAGACATGAGACGTAAAGGTATAGGTAAGGAAGAAATTATCCGAGGGTTTCCTTCTTGGGATGATCTGGTTAAGAAGAATGAGGTAGATAAAGCGTATCATTCTAAGAATGTTTCAGAAGACTGTGAGTGGGATTATTTAGAGGATTTTTAGCTTCGGAACTTAGTTACCGTTCAATGAGAAAAATAAAAATTATAAAAAATGCA